TTCTTATTTGCGAATGCTGTCCAGCGCCAGCAGGCATCTCCCTTTTCAACCTTAGACCAAAATCTAGCCTGGGTTTGCTCAATATTTTCCATAACCAAATATACCAAATATTCACTGATATAGCGAATATTTTGCATGAATTTTCACTATATTTGGCTCATGAAAAATGAACACCCAGGCCAGTTGATTAAAGCCGCCATGAAAATCGAAAAGATTAGCCAGACGGCTTTTGCACGAGCCATTAATATGGCCCCTTCACAATTAAGTGAGACACTAAGCGGCCGTCGACCCATTACGCCCGCGCTTTGTATCGCCCTTGAAAACGAAGGGGTGGGAGACGCAGAAATATGGCTTTTCATGTACGTTCGACATGAGTTAAGCAAAGCACGCCAAAGCTGAACCTTACAACGAATCGGTTACCCCTTTCGGGTATGGTTGAGCTTTGACAATATATTTAGCAAAACTGACTAATATCATGGGCCAAGGCTGAGCTTGGGGCGTAGATTTCAACACGCTATCTACCCACCCCCTTCCGCTCTATGTCTACGTCCCACTCTCATGTGGACCTGACTTTCTGGATAAATCTCGCTAAAGCAAACTCAGCCGGTAAAGTACCCATCTCCTTACGAATTACAATCTTTGGGAAACGAGTAGAAATCTCCACCAAGATTCGCTGCTTCCCTTCCCAGTGGGACAAAGCTGCCAAGCGCCTGATTCCAAAAGACAGGTTCGACCATGCTACCCTTGACCTTAATACTGTACTCGATGATTTAGAAGCCAAGACGCGGTTAACCGCTTCCGATGTTCGCCGCGCCGCCGACGACAAGCACCCCTACACGGCGGCAGCCGTACGGGAGGCCCTCATGCCGCCCCCACCCAAGGTAAGCCCCTGCGTGCTCGCCTCGCTTGACCAAGCCATTACGACCTACCCCAGCCGCTACACCCAAGCGGGGCGGCATACGGTGATGCGCGTGCTGCGGGAATACCTAGGCGAGAAGAAAACACTGCCGCTCGACACATTGACGCCCGAGTACGTGGAGGCGCTGAAAAAGTATCTGCTTGCTACCCGCCAGGCGCGGGCCACCAAGCAGTACCTCGATATGCTACGAGCGCTCTACAACCGCGCTTTCCCTTCCTTGATTAATCCCTTTGCTACGAAAGGGCTCACGCATAAAGCACTTGCCCCAAGCAAGCCCCGGTACGCCCTCACCAAAACCGAACTGTCGGCTTTAGCTCGCGTGTCGCTCTCGGGCATTGCGGCTATTGCGCGGGACGTGTACATGACGCAGTACTATCTACACGGCTCGCGGGTAGGGGTAGTGTTAGAATTGAGCTGGAGCCAAGTCGATTGGAAGAAGGGGCGCGTGAAGTTCAAAGCTGAGAAGGGTGGGGGCTGGCATGACGTGGCCCTACGTCCGGCGCTTGCCTGCCTGCTGCGCACCTACTATCCTGACAAAGACGCCAAGGGGCCCGTGTTTCCGATGCTGCCTCAGAACTACGACACACTCTCCCCCGACGAGCAGTTTCGGTTGCGAAAGTCGGCTAACGCGCAAGTGTGGGAGGGTCTGCAAGTAGCGGCTAAAAAGATAGGGCTACCCGGCCGACTGCACAGCCACACGGCCCGCCACACCCTGGCTACCCATACCGTGCAGGCCACCGGCAACTTCCGCCTAGCCCAGCAACTGCTTGGCCATACGGACTTAGCCATGACCGAGCGCTACGTGAAATCCATGCTGCCCACCGAGTTAGACGCGGGGGCGGATGCTGTCTATGATACCGACTAATAACATGTCCCTCTACCTAGCCCTTCTAACCTACCACCTACCAGTAGAACGAAAGCCCGACCCTTACGAAGTGATAGCCGAGCTAGCTTACTGGTTTGAAGTGGCGCGGGGTGGGGTGGAAGAGGTGGGTGAGGCGTGAGCTTGTCAAAAAGCTAGTCAGATTTGATGAGCTAGTTGACAAGCTGAAATGCCAGAAAGATTTTAGAGGCAGACAGAAACGTGCTACTATTTCATGCGTACATTTGAGTTCCTAATGCACCGCCCTACAGTGTCCACTTAAAGCCCTATACCATGAAGCGCTAACGACTACAACCTGCCTTTGAAACCGGCTCTCTTGGGGGCTGCTCGACCACTGCTAGGCAGTTAGTACAGCAGCTGCGGACAAGGTGAGGCAGATGCAGCCAACGGAAGTACGGGGCAACCCACGAATACCGAAAGCATCACAATTTCACCACTTCTTCAATTGGGAGAGTGGCACAGACTGAATGAGGCGTTAAACCATCGCCGTGCTTTGCTAGCGAGCGGCCCTTAGATGGGCCAGCTTTGGGCTCCACCTCATTCACCTCTAGCCTGTAGCTACCGAAAGCCAACGTACCACGTCGGCCACTTATGTAGGCAGCGCGGGCAACTTTTAGGCAAGGCAGCTCGGATAGGACGAGCAGTGAAGAAAAAGCGGCCGGCAAGCCTTCAGGGCTCACACGCGGCAGAGGTTCTCAAGCGCCTCCCTTGTCTATACCCACGGCATCGGCCGGTGCTGTGGGGCAATTAAGAAAGCCCCATGCCCTAACCGGCTGGGGCTTTTTCGTTACTTTCGCGGCATGGAGACTGAACGCAAAACCTACCAAGGAATCACAGGCGGGCCCGGTGGGTTCGACGGATACGCAGGCCTAGTAATCGGCAAGCAGTACACTGGAGAGAAGCAGCCAGACGGACAGGTAGCCATTACCCTCCCGAACGGGCGGACGACTTCCGTAACGGCTGAGCAGTGGGAGAAGTGGTTCAGCAAGTAGCAAAAACCCCAGCCACAAAGCAGCTGGGCTTTCTACATGAAAGTCATAAATACCCACCTATATAAGACACGAGGTAGTAGGATACCAATAGAGCACGTAGATGGGCGGTTAGTCCGCCGGGATAGGTTAGGCTAGTTCGGCAACGGGCGCACGCCAGATGGGGCGGCGCTGCTGGTCAATCAAAAACGCCCCGTACCATATGCCATCATCATGCGTTCTGGCCTCTAATCCAGGGCACCAACTTACTTCTAAATTTGGCTCGCCAAGGACTTCAAAGCGAGCCCACCAATCCGCTGGACTGCACTGGCTTTGTGTATTCGCGGTTTCGGCCACCACGACTTGCTTGCCGGGCTGGCGTACCACGTGGTTATATCTGGCCGGGTAGCCGTGCGTGCCTCATTGAGCAAGGGCGAAAACCAGCGAGCGAAGTACCCGCCAATGAGCGCCACCATGGATAGGAAGCCGAGCACCCCTCCCCCAACCCCTCCCCCCAAGGTGAGGGGTATCGCAGGCACTAGGCAGCAGGCGAGGGCGGGCCAGATTCTTGACCACGTTTCGCGGCCGTGGTAGCCCGCTTGCAAATCATCTGCGCTCCCGTTGGCAATAAAGTCGGCGGCGTTTTCGCGGACCTCTTTCGGAATGAATATGGCCGACCAATACCAGTAGGCGAGGGCTGCTAGAATTACAAATAAAATGCTGTAAATCATTGGTTATTATACGATTATATGCGTATATTGTTGCATGGAAATCACACACCGCAGCAGCCAGCCATTCGCCTATCAACCCTATACTGGGCCACGCCATACGCCCGAGCCATTACCTACGCCAGAGAGTGATGGCTACTTTGTGGGGGAGTGGACAAGCCGCCCCGTTGGCCCTGGCTACTTGCCTGGCAAGAAGATTTTGAAGGAGCTTAGATTCTCGCAGGTGCAAGGTTTCACCGGGTGGCTTCGCCGTGATGAGGAACGCACTATCGGTTTTACATTCATCGGTGGGGAGCGGCGGGCTGCCCCAAACTTTCAGAAAATCGCTGCTTGTGGGCGGATAACTGGTGAGCGTCCCAATGAGGAGTGGAAACTGATAGACGACTTCGCATTTAAGGATGAAGTGCGGATGCCTGCCCCGTGCAATGATGCAGAATTCAGAGAGTTAGCGGCCATGTTTGACCGAGCCTATATCATGAAAGCCTAGCCCCGCCCACCCCTTCTACTCTATAGTACTATAGCCGAGAGAGGCGCGCCAGATGGATTTAACTCAGCGTATTCTTTCTTTTGACGCAGCGCCCGCCATTGTCAAAGGCCTTGAGCGGGGCGCGCTACAGACGCACGTCCGGTTTCAAGCCTACGCCGCTATTCGCGATTTCTTCGACCAGCCCGACCCCAAGCGATGCACCTGCGGGTGTGGGCTAGAGCTAACGGGCCGGCGGCGGCGCTGGGCAACAGATGAATGCTCGTGGTTTGGGCTGTCAGTGTTGCGTATCCTAAAGTGTGACGCCGACGAAATCCGCCATTGGCTCGTGGTAAAGTGTGGGGAGGCGTGCGCGCACTGCGGGGTAATGGGCGAAAAGCTACAGGTTGACCACATTATCCCGGTGCACCAGGGCGGCGGCGGGCGCTGGCTCGACAACTATCAGTTGCTTTGCGATAGCTGCCACAAGGTTAAAACAAAGGCCGACCGAGCGGCCCGGCTCCCCCACTAAGCACAGGGGAGGGGGAGGGGGGCGGTGGGGCAAGGTGCGGATAAGTCTTGTTTTTGGCTTCTTGATACTGCTCAATTGTTTGAGTAGGTCGCTGGCAAGGGCCTTTGCAGGCGGGACGCTTGGGGCAAATGACACAGGTCATACCTAAGCGAACCGGCGCGTAAGGCCAAACACGAACCCAACCACGGCGCCGACGCCCGCCCCGATTTTGGCGGCTTGCACTTGGTCGAGCTGAAGGGCCGGCACCAGGGCCGCGGCGCAGAATACCAGCGAGAAGAGAACGGCGCCAGCACCCGTATAGAGGATGGCGCGGACGAAGGTTTGTGGGTTGAGCATGATAGGGTTGGGGATTGAGGTTAAATAAGGGCTAGTAGTTCGTCTGCGGCGGCCTTATTAATGGCTGCCAGCGTAAGGGGGCCTAGAATGCCGTCGGCGCCAGATTTGCCAAGGTTGAAGCCGAGCGTAAGCAGCGCGCCTTGAATGGCGGCCACCGGAATAGGAAAGAGCGTGGCAGCTAGCGCGGCGTTAGTGACCCCCGGCAGCACGTCGTACTTGGTCAAGCCGTACTTGGCTACCACGCTGATAAGGGTGGCGGCATAGTGAGGGTCCGTGGCGTAGCCGGCTAGTTGGAAGCCCTTGGCCTCGCTGATGTAGTCGTCGGCCGCGAACAAGCGCCGGTACCGGGGGTTGGCTTTCAGGAACTCTACCCGTCCCTTGAAGTAGTGGGCGGCGCTGTCGTAGGCCCGAAACAGGGCTTTTACTACCACGTCCTTGCCTTTCAATACTTCGCGGGTGTTGAAGCCGACGCTTTTGCCTTTCCAGTCCCAAGCGACCTTGATGCCGCCGAAGTTGTGGCACCCTTTCGAAAGAGCGCTTTCGCCCCAAGCCGACTCAATGGCGGCTTGCGCGAGGGTTACGGACGCACACAGGCCGGTGCCCTGGCAGGCAGCTTGGGCCATCGAGGCGTAGGCGTTGAAGAAGTCAATGGGTTTCATAGTTGAGTTTATTTAGGAATGCCCGGCCGCTGCTGCCCCTTCGTAGGACCGTGCAGGATGGGGCGCTTGTCATCATATAAGCGGCCTTCGGAGAGGGTTCTCACCCGCACCCGCTCAGCCGAGCAGCTGGTGAGGATGGACAGCACTAAGACACATGCCTTAATCATGTCCGAGCGGTGTCTGAGATGGGTCAGGTAGCGCACAAACCCAAGCTGAGAATACCCCTAAGACCAGTAGGGCGCATGCGAACTTTAGCGGATAGCGCACAAATAGCCCCGCGTCAGATAGGGTCGTGTGCCCTATAAAAAGGGCGGTCAATAAATTGATGACTAGGCAAAAGCCAAATTGAGCTAGCTTCATGGTTTTGGCTTTTGATTGCGGATAATGCGACTAGTCTGGCGGGGGGGCGGAAGCTTCTTCATGGTATTGGCTGTTCTGCTGTAGTGATGTTGGCATCCCCGGCCGCGTTTACTTCGGCCTTGTTGGCTTTAATCTGCGGCGCTGGCCCAGCGGGGCGGTTGGCAAAAGCACGGCCCACGAGCTTAGCTGTACCGAGCCCAAGCAGGGTGCCGGCCAGGATATAGTTGGCCTGCACCATGCCTTCCCCGATGCGGCCCGCAGCTTGCATACACAGCGTGTAGATGACAACTATAGGGGCAAGCACTAGGCGCACGCTGGGCTCGCCTTCACTCTCAAAAAGCCCTAGTATCCACTTCGGGGTAAGTGCATCACGCAAGCAAGCATAGAGCAGCCCCAGCGCGAAACCCCAGCCCATGTAAGGCAGAATGACGAGGGCGATAGGTAGGACCTGGCTCATTTGACAGCAGCGTAGCCCAGCAACCCAAGCCCCAGCGTTTCAAGCACGATGACCCACCCCCGTCTGTGCGCCTTGCCCTGGGCCACGGCTAGCTTGTTGTTGCTATCCTGACGTAAGGACTGTTCTTCGGAGTAGGCACCCTTGTACCAGTCAATGAGGCGCTTGTTGCCGAGTAGCGCCGCGCTATCCTTGCGCCCCACGAGCACGAGCGTGGTATAGGCCAGCTGCTTTTCAGCATAGGCGGGCTTCAACTTTTCAAACCTGCGAAGGGCCTGCGCGATGATGGCCGCCTGCTTGGCATCAACGCAGACTGTCCCCTGTGGCCGAGATAGCCCAACTGCGGGGCTTGTAGTCTGCGAGCGACTGCTGTACGCGCTCAGGAGTATCAGAAGGGTCAGGAATAGTGCTTTCATGGGCAATGGTTTTGATGAGGCTGTCGGCGCGGGCATCGTGTGCCTTGGCTACTACTTTGAGGCTGTCGCGCACATGCACAATCTTCTCAATGATGACGGTCTGCGTGCGGATACTATCGAGCTTTTGGGCAATGACTTTATCCTTCTGCTTGACCTGCTTTTTAGTCAGCACATTCTCCGTCATGGCCTGCTCAGCTACTTCCTTCACGTCCTGGCTTTTCTTGCCCGAGAACACGACCGATAGAAACAGGCAGACTAGCACCACGCCAATCACAGTGAAGGCGTGCCGCATGAGCCACGCCCACAGGCTGGCTCGCCACGCGGCGAATTGTTCTTTGATGGCTGTCATGTCAATGATGGATTAGTTTGGCGATTTTGTCCATGTTGGCGATGATGAGCCAGACCCCGCCGGTCAGGGCGGAGAGTACTGCGCCAACGGTCAGCACTCGTTTCTTAAAGTCTTTGTATTCGGCCGCGAAGCCTTTCATTTCGGCGAAGTCAAAGCCCTTCATGGTGTCCATAAAGGAGGCTAATTCGGCTAGCTGGTCGATGACGCCCTTGCGCTTCCAAGCGATATCGCCCTGCATCACATCGAGAATCTTGTCGTGCGTCTTGCTCATTAAATCGAGCTTGCGCTCCATACTATCCAGCCGCTCGCGCTCGCGTCGTATTTCGTCGCGTAGGGAGTCGAAGTCGGTCACAGGGTAGGGTAGAAAGAAGGGGTGGGGTTAGGCAGGCAACGCATCACGTTCCCGCTCCAGCGTAGTAATGGCGTGCTGCGTCGCATCCAATTCCCGGTGCAGGCAGTTGATTTCGGACTGAATGCTAGCTCTGGTCGGGGCCGGCAGGGTCCACTTCTCCATTGCGGTTTCCACGGCCCCAATGGCGCGGGGTGGCGCGGCGGGGCGGGCGGCGTTGGTAATGGCGCGGGCCACGTAGTCGCGTTGGGTAGCGAAGGGGTCAGGTAGTAGCGCGGGGGGCGTATCCATTTTTGAGTAAGTCAGCGAGTTGTTTTTCTAGCTCGGTCAGGTAGTTGTCGTAGCCTCGCCTCAAGCTTTGCACGCGCCGTATCTCTGTTTGGAGGTAGTTGTAGCGGGCCAGAGCTTCGCCTTCGAGTACCGGCGGGCTACGCGGGGCCGTGTACCCGTGCGCCATGCCGGGCGGGGGCCAGGGTGGGGTCTCGTCAGGCATGGGGCTAGGAGCGGGGCGTGCGGCGAATCTGAAAGGTGTTTAGGTAGTCGATATCCTGCTGAAATAGCTCCCCATCCGCATTGATGAGGATGGTGGGCAGGTAGGGACACTGTTGCTGGTGGCAGTAGTCGATAACTGCCTGCACCTGTGCGCGGGGGTGTTGGTCAAGACTTGCCCCAGGGAAGAGGTAAAACCTGTCGTAAGGCGCATCGCAGAGTTCTTTTGCCAGGTAGTACTGCTGCCCGCGATAGGTATAGTATGGGGTGTCTGGGAACCTCTTGTTCCCATATTTATAGAAGTACTCTTCCATGCTGACCACGTGCCCAGGGCCCAGCTCATCCGGTCGGCCCATGCAGTTGATGACGACAGTCGCCTTTTCATTGACGCTCATAATGGCGTTGAAATACTTCTGCCGGGCCCACTCGGGAATCATGTTCTCCGGCAACGGGCCGCCGTAGTCGAGCCACAGAATGTCTATGCCGTAGCGGTACATATCCTCCTGCATCTTGCGGGCCCAGAAGTCAACGCTCGCCTCCTGCACGTCTAGCGGCACGCCGACGACCCCATTGGTAAAGCCCGTGACCGAATTAGTCAGGAAGGTGTAGCCATCGCAGTTCACGAGGTCGTTGACCGTGTTGTAATACAGGCCGAGCCGAATGCCCCGCTGTTTACACCCCGCGCTAAGCCGGTCGAGCATGTATTGGTCGGCTTTCGGGCTCTGCTGCACGCCGTAGCCGTCGGGGTAGGCGGGCGTTAGAAAGGTGCGGCCGTTGGGGCGGGTCGGAATCTGACGCGGCGTCAAATTGATTTTGACGTTGGTTCGCGTTAGGTCGTAACACCATTCCGTGCGGGCGCAGAAGATGAGGTAGTCTACCTGGCTGTTCACGGCGGCATCCAGCAGCGCGTCCACGTTCAGCCGGGCAAGGTCAAATAGGTCGGGTCGAGGCGGCTGCCGGTTGGCGTAGTCATTGCCTCCGTTGTGGAACTTGTCGTAGTCGCCAAAGTCCACCCCCACGTTGAACCCCACGTACCAGCCATACTGCATGGCTTGGTAAGAGTCAGCATTTTGGTTAGGGCCCGTTGGGGGCAAGAACTCCCCCTTTTCGATGAGCGTGGCCGAATAGGGCTCGTAGGCTGCGATAATACTCATAGCTAGGCGGGGTAGTAGTGAGCAGCCGCAGCCGTGCCGTTATGGGTGCCGCGCAAGCTGTTGGTGTTGTGCTCGAAGCGGTAGGCATCAATCAGGTTCGCATAAGCCGTGGTGGCGGGCAGGTTCTCGCGCTTGGCGCGGGCGTCGTCAATCTCATCCAGCGAGAGCAGCTTGTTGTAAATACCAATCCCCTGTATGCGCTCCCCGTGGGTGAGGCTGGACCCCGATTGACCAATCTTGAATACCTGGTCGGTTGGCAAGGAGGTGACGTTGCCCTGTGCGCTAAAGAGTACCCCGCGGGTCGTGCCCCCGATGGTAATGCTAAAGCTGCCCATTCCATCGTGCGAGAAGCTGATGTCGTAGGGCTTATTCAGCAAGTCAGCTAAGTCGTAGCCTTCAATGTAGATGTAGTTGCCGGGCGACTGCTGAAGCACCATGCTGCACTGCCCTGGTGACCCGCCGGAATTAGGATAAACCTGTATCGTGTAGACTTGCTGGCCTGTTGACTTGGAGGTGGTGCCCGCAAAAAATTCGGCATCCGCAACAAGGTGCTCCAGGCCAAAGAGAATAATGGTCCAGGGCTGCGAGGCTGAGAAAGCAAAATCCGGGCTGTCAACCACCACGACTGAATCCGTATTTTTGGCCGTGGGGTATTCTAGCGAGGTCAGGGGCGCACTAACGGGGCAGACAATGGCCGATAGCGCCGCTTGCCTAGCCATATTGTCGGCTTCGGCCTGGCTGCTGGTGCTGCTGCCCGATTTGGTCACGGCAGCCCCCGTAGTGCCAGCGCCGCAGCGGTTGGTGTAGTCGGTGGTCGTTGTGGTGTAGCTGCCGGTGTAGAGCGTATTGCCCTGCGCTGTCTTGGGCAAGTTCACGATGCGGCACACGGGCATTAGACCGGTGTAGAAAAAGTGCAGCTCGCAGTCGGCGTTCTGGTTGTAGGCCCCCACGCGAAGGAATACCGTCTCGTCCAGGGCAATCGTATAGCTAGGGTTCGTGCGGATGGCCACCACGTACTCTGCTGGCTTAACTGCGCTGGCGGGGTCCAGGGTAAATACCAGGTTGTCGGCTTGCGCCACCTCGCTGAACTGCTTCGGCTTTTTGAAGTCAATGACCTGCGTAAACGGCACGGTAGAGAAGCCCCCACCAGCTTGCTGGTCGGCATAATCCAGGGCCGCGTCGAGCCCGTCCGCTATCGCTTTGCGCGTGACACTGCCAGCGGCGGTCTTGTTGCGAATATTGGTGGCGTTGAGCGCCTTGAGTGCTGCGTTAGTAGCCATTATTCAAATTGGTCTTCAAACTGGTCTTCAAAAATTCCGGTGGTGGGAGCGGGCTGGACCACCGCCCCATAAGGGCCATAGGCTTGCGAATAGACAGGGGTGTACACAGGCCCTGTGCCAGCGGCTGGCGTGCCGTAGGTGCCGTAGCCTTGATTTGGGGCGGGGGTCGTGTCTGCCATTAGGATTTGTAGTAAGACTGCACAATCACATCCCAGCTGCCCGGCGAATTAGCTAGGGTGGCGTTCACGGCCGAAGCGTAGAGGATGGTGCCGGCCGGTAGCTCGGCAATAGAAGTGGGCACGCCGGCCAGTAGATTACCAAGGCCGGGCAAAGCGGTAAGCAGGAAGTTTTTGCTGTACACCTCCGAGCCGCCCGGCGTGGTGCCCACCTTCACGGTCACGTTCAGCCCGAGCGTCGGGGCCGTTTTCATGGAGAGAAACACCTGAATGACCTGCGCCTTGCGCCCTTGGGGCGTCGGGTCAGTGAGAGGGCCGGGGCCGAGGGAGACTGCGGCAGAGCCGAAGCCATAGGCCGCCCGAACCGGACTGTTAAGGCCGCCGTAGGTCTGGCTGAAGCGCGGTGCGGCGGGGCCGGTAGTGGCGTCGGGCACCATAATAGAGCCGGTAGCCGTGTCGCCCGAGCGCAATAGGCGGGTTTGCACATCGGCTTCTACCGTGGCAACTCTCGTGGTAGTAGCTCGCAGCGAAATGGCCGTGGCATTCGCGGCCACGTTGCTATTAGTGGTTGCTAGGTCGCTTGCCAGGGCCCTCGTGCCGAGGGCCGCATTAAGCGCCATGACGCCGCTCGTTGGGTTGTTAACCAGGGTTTCAACACTACCCACCCGCAAGGTGAGCGCCTGCGCTACGTTGGCCGTATTGAGGTCGAGCGTTGCTAGCTCCTGCAACGTGTCGTAGGCGGCGCCGGCCCCGCCAAGTAGCTCCGTTTTTACGTCCTGCTTGGCTTGGGTAATCGTGGCGGGGATGGCTGCTACTGTGCCCTGTAGGGTGGTTAAGTCTGCGGTGGTAGCCTTCGTGCCCACGGTGGCGGTGAGCGTGCTTAGGTCGGTGGTAGTGGCCTTGGTGCTAAGGGTGGTACCTAGGGCTGCTAAACCAGTGGCCGGGTCGTTGACCGTATTGCGCAACGTGGTTAGTTGCCCCGAGATGGCACTTACCGTGGCGGCCGGCGCTTTCAGGTCCACATCGGTGCGGAGCGTGGTGAGTTGGTTGCCTAGCGTGGTTTGCCCAGCGAGCAGGTTAGCAAGCAGCCCGCCATCGGTCGCGAGTAAGTCTTGGGCCGCTTTAATGGCGTTGGTCTGCGTGGCGTCCAACTCGTAGTTGGCCTGAAACTGCTGCACCACGTAGGTGGTATCGGCTTTACCCGCGACGGTGCTAGTCAGCGCCGTAACATTTTGGCGCACCGTGGCCAAGCTATCGGCGCTGGCTTTGGTGTTAAGCAGGCCCGTCAACTGCTCAATCGTGCCGAGCAACTCCGTGATGCGCTGCGTTTGCTGGCCAATGGCGGCGTCGGCCTGCTGCTGGTAGGCTCGAAACCACATGAGGAGTTGCGCCGTGTTGGGCGGGTCTACGATGTTGCCGGATTCATCCACGAAGGGCGTGCCTTTAGCTTCTTCGACCGAGGCCGTGAGAGCAGGGGCAAGGGCGGGGTGTACAGTAGTAGCCATGCTATGCAGTTTTACCAATTCGAGTCCAACCGGAAGTGCCATCATTGCGGCGGCTGTAGCGACAGCGCCACGCGAAGCCGTTGGCGTCGCGCTTATCGAACTCATCCATCGTGACCACATCGGCCGAGCCCACTAGGATGGTGCTATTCTGCCCGGCTTGCGCGGGGGGCGCCCCTGCGGCTTGCAGGGCTGCGCTGCCGTAAGCGGTTAAGTCGCCATCTACCCACGTATTCGAGAGGTCGAGCACGGCGTTCGTAATAGCGGAATTATCGCCCACCGCAAAGGGGTCGCGGGCCGTGCCTGTGCCAGGGGTAGCCGAGCTGCCGCCTGCTACTAGCACCCAATTGGCATTGGCCTCGTCAAGCGTGCCCAGCTGCGTTGGCGGGCCTAACCACTTGTATTGCTTGCCACCTAGGAAGTACAACCGGTCGGTTACTACCCACTGCTTGGCCGTATCGGTGCCCACAAACGGCATGGGCACGCCGGGCGGTTGCACCACGACCGTACCAGCACTGAGCGGGCCGGTAATGCTGGAGGAGCCAGACAGGTAGATGACCTGGCGCCCGGTTCCCTTGGTGCCGGCTGTGGCCTGCGTATTATGCAGCACGGCGCCGAGCGGGCGCGGGTTGGAGCCGCCTTGCGCCAGCGGGTAACCGATTTCGCAGTTGTAGAAAAGGGCGCAGTCGGCCGGGCTGGGAAACGCGGACGCTGGGAGCGAAGGCGTGTGGTAGAGCTGCACCGTGGCCTTAGCGGTGCTGGGGTCATCTGGTAGAAACTTGGTGTCGTGCACCTGTGAGCCCTGGCCCACAGCAAAGAGGCCGGGGACCGTTTGCCCATTTCCCCCATCGACCGCCACCGCTTCGTTCAACGTGATGACCGCGCCGTTGCCGAAAAAGGAGGCGCCGATTGATAGCGCCGGCTGGTCCACCTGCGCCCGGGCCGTATTGGCCAGCGTCGTCGTACTGCTGGCTAGGGCGGCCTCTATGTCGTCATAGCCGGTTGGTGGCTGTCCATCCGCCAACCCTACCCAGGGCTTACGCTGGTCGAGCGCGGCAAGCGATGCGTTGAGTAGTCGGTTCGTGGGCGCGCCATCCGTCTGCGTGCCCAGGCTGTCGTAGAGCTTGCCGGTGCCGGGGGTACTGGGGCCACCGGATTTCGCAACTAAGCCATTGTCCGACAAGTCACTTTCCAGCCACCAGTACTCTTGTCCAGCTACGTTGACCGTGCGATTACGGCGAAACGCCTGGGGCACGGCCGCGCATGCGTCTGCAAGGCTCGCGTAGGACGTGCCATCTGTTTGCGCGTAGAAGGCGTCTGCCGGGCCGCCTAGGGCATTGCGATAGCCACCCGGCAGGGTGGTGCCGATGCTATTGGCCATAAGTGAACTGGTGGCGGGCGTTGGCCGGGTAAGGGCCAGCAGCGCGGTAGAGGTAAATCGGGCGGGCTTGCGTTGTGCCGCCCGCGTCAGCCACGGCCAAGTCGGCCTGCTTCACGTAGGCGGCCGTGATGTTGGCCCCTTGGTTGTCGAGGTCGAACACGCTTAGCAGGCGCTGGCCGGGCGGCGGGGCGATGATAAAATCTTTGGCTGTCGTGCCCGTATTTAGCGTGCCCTGGTTTCCGGCCGTGGTGAGCTGCGAAGGCAAGGCACGAATAGCGGCGGAGGTCGTTGGCGGGCCACTGGCGGGGCCGAAGAAAACCAAGTAGTAGCCGATGATAGCCACCGTATTGCTGCCTAGGTTGCTCTCCGCAGCCTGGGGCGCATTAGGGTTGCGCACGCCAGGGGTGCGGGTGTCGGGGGTGTTGCCAGGGGTGATGTTCTTGGCGGTGCCCGCTGCGTAGCTCACCAAGCCTTGGTAGACTATCGGGGTCAGGGTGCGCACCACGTTGGAGTTGCGGCTGAAGGGGGAGGTCGTGCCAGCGGTGCTGATGCGTACCCCGTCTTTGTTAATTTGGTCGCTGGTGAGCGCGCCCGCGTCGCCCTGGTTAAATGTGAGGGTAAGCGTATTGGCTACCGACTCGCCTACTTCGCCATCCTGGGGGGCGGATTGCACGAGGCTAGCGTTAGCGGTGGCGTAGGCGGGGAAGATGGTATCTATCGCTGCGAGCAGGATAACCTCGTTAGCCGTTTTGCCCTTAGCTGGGATAACCTGGCCGTTCTGGTACTTGCCGAACGTGCGGCCCCCGCTTTGAGAAACCGGAATGTCGTCAGTGAACAAGGCGCCGCCGGTACCGCCCGGCGTGCTGCCCATTGAGGGCGCGGCGGCGGGCTTCCAGTAGTCATCTTCTACGCCCGTAAAGGCTGGAAACGGACCGCCTACTTGCTTGGCGGTGGCGAACTGGTCCGCCCCGTTGATGTTCCAGATGCTTAGCTCACCCAGGGCCCAATCATTGATGCTGGCCGGGCTGGTGTCGCGCCGTACGTAGCCGTAGCGGGCCTCATCCGAATCAACGGGCACGAACTTGGCCGGGATTAACTCGCCCGGCTTAAAGCTGCCATCTACGTACACGTAGCCCTTGGGCGTGGCGCTCGGGTCAAACACAGCCACCAGCACCTGATTCGTGGTGCGGGGCTTGGCGGGGTCCGGCTGGTAGAACTCGATTAACACCTTGGTCTGCACGCAGCAGGTGGCGTAATCCAGGTCCTCGAAGGATTCACCAAAACCACCGTTAGCTGCGATTTCCGTCCGCGTCAGCAGCCGGAATGCCTTGAGTAAGCTAGGGGCTTGGTTAGGCGGGAGCGCCCCGCCTAATAGGCTCTTTAGTTGCTCGTAGGTAAGTGCTACGTTAACCAGCCCGCCGCCGGGACCAATGGGCAATTCCCACTCCATGAGCCCCCCCGCCATGTCAACGCTGGGGGTCTGAACGCGGGGTAGGTCCGAAATGAAGTAGCCTTGTCCAGCCATGCCCCAAAGTTGCCGGGGCACTCTAGGCGCGACCGTACCCCCAGGCCCTTACCCGTTGACAACCCCCGTTAGTGTCTCCGGCGCACCCCGCCCCCGTGCACGGCGCGGGCGCGAAAGGCGTATTTACCGGGGGCGGGCTGATACAGTGCGTGCGTGAGTCGCGCCCCGGCTGGCAGGTCAGGCAGCCCGGTCGAGCCAATCTCAATCAGGGAGACTTCCGACTTCGCTGCCCGCGTGTCCCACGAGCTAGCACCCACCAAGAAGCGGCGGCTAGGCGCGTCATTGACAGAATCCACACTGTCAAGCAGCAAGGGTGGGCCAGTGTGGTCGTGGCGAATGGTGCCTGGCACGAGCCACGCATTATTGGCCCGCAGCGCCATCCCGTCGAGCACGTTCGCCTCAAAGAGGGGGCTGGCCGCCTTATCAATACTGCGCGCCCAACTCGTCGTTTGCGTACCATCAAGCAGCCCCACGCCTTTGCCAAAGGCGAGTAGGTTGCCCGCAAACAGGCCGGCCGACAGTGGTACGTCAGGGTGGTAAACTGACAGCGGCTCAGTGGGGCGTACGGTGCCGCCGGGGCCATCGGCCCGAAAGTTGTCCTCGCCGTCCCAAGTGGCATTCTGCGGGCGCAATTGCACCCCGATGGTGGTAAGTAGGAGCTGGCCGGTAGCGGTGTCCACGGGCTGCACGGGCGCCCACTCGGTGGCCGGCAGGAAGATAGCCGGGGGTTGGAACGGCGGGTAGGCGCTTTGGTCCCGGCGGGCCACGAACAGGTTTTGCCCCTGCGCGTAGTAGTCACGCACCACATCTCCCTTTTTGTAGGCTGAAAACGGGCTGTAGGTGGGCGCGTCTCGAAACAGGTTGGTGTCGGCGGCCAGCCAGCTGTACACCCGCAAGGTTGCCGTTTGCGAGCCGGAGGGCAGGGCCGCCAGGGGTACTTCAAAGGTATTATCCTTCCCATCCGCCGCTAGCTTAAGCGTCGCCAGCTGCACGCCCAGGCTGTGGCCATCCACTAAGATTTCGTAGGGCAGCGTAGCTACGGCGGCGGTCGTGGGCGAGGCTACGGTATTGCTATCGTAGTCAAGGTACGTTTCCGTTGGCGCTACCCGGCCGGTAAAGCTCAGGAAAGCGGGGGTGGCTTCCAACCCACCCACCAGCGGCAGGGCCGGGCTGAGCAGGTAACGGTCATCGCGCAGGCTTAACGCCAAGCTACGGGGCCACAGGGTCGAATGGTCTTTGCCTTTTTCGCCCGTGCGTTGCAGCACCAGCGGGAAAGAGCCACCGGCGGGCGGCGCCCAGCCGTTGGCGCCGCGCAGTTGACTGAAGTCACTTAGCCAAGCTGCTACGTCGTGAAACACCTCCCCCTGCCAGAACGAATTTTTAAGCCAGCCGGCATCCGTGGTTCCCGTTAGCGACTTCCAGCCCGGGCGCACCTGCTTGGTCTGGCTATCCTCCAGCCAGTGCCACCGATTTTTACCCGGCGAAAGGATGGAGGCAGTGGGGGATAATGCCGTTGTGTCCCCGGCCGGCGTCCCCGCTGGAAGGTAAGCCCGGCCGGGGGCGTCAAAAGCAGCTTCCAGGGCGCTACGCACCTGCCAGGTGCCCTGCCGCTGCACCAGCGTACCCCCTAGTACTTGAGCCAGCGCGTCCACGACGGTACGCTGGTCGGTGGGCTCCTCTTTTTCTTCGTCGTAGTAGCCCGTGCGGTTGGTGGTGGCTAGTTCTTCCGGCGCATCCATCGTGGCCATTGCGGAATCGCGCCGGTTCGTGTAAATCTGCACCGGCAAGGACACTTGGCACCGGCTCAGGCAGTGCAGCAGCGTGTGCAGAATCGGGCGATGGCCGCCGAGGCGCTGGTCCTTGTGGCCAAGCATATCCACGTTCTTCAGGTCAGACAAGCCATCCGTTGCGGTCAGGGATACCGGCTGCAACCCATCGAGCAACGGCGCGGTGTAGATGTCCGGCTTGATGTAGCCGCGGAAGTAAAGCTTGCCTTGGTAGAAGTAGTCGCAGCGACAACTCAGGGGCGCGCCCGTGACAACGTCCTCGAACAAATCAATATCGGCCAAAAAGTTTAGCTCGGCCGACGTACCCACGACCGAAGGCACGTCACCCTGCCCGCCAAGCGCACTTTGCAGGCCATCCGACTTGAGAACCACCGGCTGCCCCGTGCCGCAAATGGGAGTAGCAGTCCCGTCGAAGTCGCGCCGCCACAAAGCCACGCGGTGCGGGATGCTGTCAAGGTCGTCGTAATCAAGGTATTTCCAAAGACGATAGCGGTCGGCGAGTACGAACGACACCGTGAGCGCCCCGCCGGCCGCATCGGTTACGCTTGCCTCGTACGCCCCGGCTGGCAAGCCATCGAAGCGCCCCGTGGCGTTGCTACTGGCGGCGACCGGGCCGGTCAGCGTAAAGGCCAGGGCCCCGATACCTCCCTGCACTTCTACCAAAACCCCGCCGTTGCGCTCGGCAGTGGTATCGGGGTTAAATAAAATAAGGTTGTCCAGCGCTAAGCTGCTGGTGGTTGCCGTGCTGGTGTCAACCAAGTAGACGCCGCCCTGCCCATTGCTGTACACTTGCCGCCAGGTCTTGCCGCCACTGCCTGGCAGCAGGTACGCATCAACCAGGGTGGCGTAGGGCGACTGGAATACGCCAAGATTGCGACCGGTGGGCAAGGTGAACACCGCCAGCAGGTTGTAGACCCAAAACAGGCGCAAGGTGCCGTTCAGCCCGCCTAGGCTGCGGTTTTGCAGCGGGAAGCTGCGGGCAGTCGATTCGTCACCGTCCGTAATTTGCAGCAGCTGCGTGCGGAAGTCCCCCGTGGCATCGGTGACTTTTAAAAAGTACTCCCCCGCCTTCAGGTTGTAAAAGCGAACGGGGTACACCTCTAGCTGCGAAACGGCCGTTTGGTGGTAGCCAGTAGCCGCGCCCGCCTGCCCCGTGACTTCGAGCCGATATGGGGGTACGCCGTACTGCCCCGTTAAGTCAAAGCAGGCATCGGCGCGCCCGCTCCCCGTGGTGTTGCTGGCCGTGGGCAGCGCCTTTAAAGCTAAAGGGGTGCCAATGGTGCCGCTGGGACCCGCTATGTTTTGAGTGTAGACGCTGCCGTTGCCCCCGTAGCGCACCAAGCGGGTAGCCCCCGGCTTGTATTCATAACGAAAGACTTCATCGCCCTTGGTTAGCTCGAAAGGGTTGTTCTGCTGGCTGTCGGTCTGGGTGCTGTAGGGCTTGCGGGCGGTCGTATCGAAAAAATCCTCAGTGGCTACGAAGGGTGCTCCTGCCCCTGTGTTGTTGCGGATAATGGTGCGGCGCAGCAGAACATACATGGCACGAAGGTCCAATTCGCGGGCGCGGGCGGGCGGGGGCGCTAGGGTTTACCCGTTGACAACCCCCGTTGCGCTGTACATTCGATTTATGAAAGCCCTTCTCTTTGCTGTTGGCCTAGCTCTGGCTAGCGCTCCTGCGTTTGCTCAGTCTAGGCCGGAAGCTGCTTCGTTTCCACTAAAGCAAGCTAATGTGGTTGTTGTGCGCACGCCAGACAGCCTAAAGGTGGCCCTTAGCAAGCTATCCCGTTCTCTTCTTTCGGCTGGCTACGGCATAGATAAAAGCGACAAACAGGCGGGCTTTCTGGTTACTACGCCCCGTGCCACCAAAGACAAGAAGGCAGTGTATGTGCGCCTGCGCTTCGCCTTGTTGCCTGAGCAGGGAGCGACTGCTATCGAGCTTCGAGGTGACTACAGCGTAAGCGGGCTCTTGGGAGAAACACCCATCAGCAACAAGGGCCAATCGGGTAGTGCTATTGCTGCGGCGTGGGGCGAAATGCAGCGGGCAGCCAGTCTTTACCCCGAAGGTATTGTAGCTTACCGCCGCCAGCCCTAGCCCGTACGCGAGACTCGGTAATCCTCACTCTTACCGATGGCTACTAGGTCTTTACCTCGCAGCACGAATTCAGCCACTACCTTAATCGGCTGCTGCTGGGTGGCGGCAGCTGATGAAGTCTTGAAGTTCGAGGCGGGCGCAGACGAAAGCGAAGTGCCGCCGCCACCTTTGCCGATATTGGAGGCAATACTTTTGACAGCTGAGCCGAGGGCCACTAATGCGATACCCCCGGCAATCGCAACTATCGGGTTAAGCGTCTCAAGCGCAGCTTTGATGCCAGCGACCGCAATGCCTACACCAATGGCTAACTCGCCGACTTGGATAGCTAGCCCGCCAAGGGCGCCAAGGACAAGGGAAGGCAGTGCTTCTAGGCCACTAGCGCCACTGAGTATCTGACCTACTGCCTCACCAAACCCAACGGCAATATTTGTAAATCCTTGGCCTAGGACATCATTTATGTTGTCGCTGAACATCTCGCCGGCAAGCTGGAACTGAGCCAACTGCGCGGTGGCACCGTCGTTAACGCTGATTAGCGAGTCTTGCAACTTGCCGCCGCCAGCAAGTACGCCCTGCGCAGCGCGGTCAAATACGCCCGCATAGTCTGGCTCCAGCAGTTCAGGTAGCGCTAGCTGGTCGGGCAGCTTTAGCTCAAAGGCAGGCGTGTCGTTGATTTTCTCTAGCCCCTTGGCGACTCGGCCGCTTATCTGGTCAACTGCCGTGGGTAAGGAGTTGAGGTCTTTTACCAGCCCTTTTATCGTGGCGCTAAGCGGAGACAGCCCGGCTGATATAAGGCCCGTGATGCCGCTTTGAAGCGCCGAGCGCCGAGCGCCAATGTAATCAAACGCGTCACCCAGGGCCTGCGATTGCCCGGCCGCCGTGCGCAATCCTTTTTGCAGCGACTCGTACGCCTTGGCAATTTCGCTGGCGCTTCCTTTTGACGTGCCTTCTAAATCGGCAATCTTCTTTTGAAGCGCCTCAATCTGCGAGGTGTCAACCCGAATGGCACCAATCGTTGTTTCCTTTTCCCGCTGCTCCTGAAGTGCTTTTAACTGCTCCTTGAGCTTTTGCAGAACGCCGGCTTGCTCGCCGACTTTCACTATTTCGTCGCTGAAATAATCAACGGCGTCCCCAGCGCCCTTAGCGGCCGGAAGAATCCCCTTGAAAAAGTCAGCAAACGAAGCGCTTTTAGTCTGACCCAGCCCCAGCAGCTCACGAAAGGGCTCCGCAACACTACGCGCCGTTGCCGCCCCATCAGCAAGTGCTTGCTGAAAGTCACCCCGGAATAAGTCGGTAACTATGCGAATGTTGCCAGCGAATAACTGAAGCGAAGAAGATATACCTGCTACGGCGCCGGCTAATACGCCCCCGCTAAGGGTTAGCGCAAACTTGCCAACGCTGGCAATGGCTTGCCCGATAGGCCCGGCCACAAAGGCACCTATAGCAGTTGAGGCGGCTTCAAAGGCATCGGCAATAGATTTGCCCAGCCCACTGAAAACGTCGCCCGCGGGCCCCTTGAAATAACTAACTACGCTATCCCAATTTTCGTAGATAAGCAAGGCCGCCGCCGCTACGGCCGCTACGCCAATGCCAATAGGGCCGAGCGCCGCAGTCGAGGCAATGCCCAGCGCCTCAAAGCCCGCAATCACGGCTGGAATAGCCGCTACCACGCTACCTAGCGCGAAGACAACGGGACCTGCCGCCGCCGCTACGGCCGCAAAAACGATAATCCCGCTCTTAACCCCTGGCGATAGTTTCTGAAAGGCATTAGCGGCATCCTGCACGAAGCTGGAAACTTGCTTGATGACTTCCTTTAAATTGAGTTCTTTCGCAATGTCGGCTCCTAACCCACCGAGCGCTTGGCCGATGTTGTCGGTTAGCGTCGAGAACAAGCCGGGTAGCGTTGCACTCTGCGCAGCCATGAGCCCGCCGAACTTGCCGCCCTCCTTGGTGAGGTCTGCAAAGGCCGTTTGTAGGTTGCCGAAGTTAACCTTGCCCGACTCGACCAGCTTGCGTACCGCGTCGTCAGTGACGTTAAACTGCTTGGCGAGCTCCTGAATGATAGGAATGCCCCGGCCGGTCAACTGGTTGATATCCTCCTGAAACAGGCGGCCCTGCACCCGCGCCTTGCCAAACAGGTCCGCAATCTCCCCGATGGGGGCCCCGATGCCGGCCGAAATGTCGCCGAGCTGGCGCAGGGTTTCTTTGAGGTCTTTGGCGGGGGTATTGAACGCCAGCAGTTTCTTAGCCGCTTCTTGAATCTCAGGAAACTCAAAGGGCGTATCGGCTGCGAAAGCCTTGAGGTCGCTTAGGGTTTGGTTGGCCGCTTCCGCACTGCCGAGCATGGTCGTAAACGCGACCTTGGCCACTTCCAGGTCGCCGGCCATCTTCAGCGCCGCGCCACCGACTAAGGTTAGCGGCACCGTGACGCCCGCCGTTAAGGCACTCCCAGCGCCTTTCAGCGCACTACCTAGTCGAGCGCTTGCTGATTCTGCGGTAGAGGCGAGCCGGCTCAAGCCTGTCTCTGCCTGCGCAATGCCAGTAGAGAGCCCCGAAATGTCGGCGCCGATAAGTACTTGCAGGCTTTCGAGGGTGGCCATGTTATGCTTCTAGGAGGTCTCCAAATCTTTCTTTCATGCGCGCCTGCCAGCTAGCGCGCTCGGGGGTGGCCGCTACGGGGGCAGGGCGGTCAATACTTGGCAGGGGTAGATAAGCTGATTCCGCTAGCCGGTCCTTGGCTTCTACCGCCAGGTTATAGGCTTGCGCGGCAACCATCCGAAACCCCACCAGGTCTTTCTGCCGGCGCACGTCCTGGCCGGCGTAGAGGCTATCTAGTTCGTCCCAGGTGAGCTGGCGCAGGCGCACGGGGGGCAGCAGCAATTCCCCTAGCACGAAGTCGGCAATCTCCCCCCAGCTTAGCTGTTCTTGCGGGGCTTGGGTGTCTTGGGCCCCGCTGCCGCTGTGGGGGTTGGGGCCGCTGCGTTTTTTGAGCGCTCCTGCTGGCGTTCGTAGCGTACTTGGAACTGCCGAATCAATTCGCGCATGGGTTTGGCAGCTTCTAGTTCGTCGGCTTCATCAAGCCAGTACCCGACCTGCGCGGGCGTGAAATCCAGGGGTAGCCCGTCGATTTCAGCCCCCGACGCAAGGGCGGAATACACGAAGTCGCGTAGGTCGCCAATGCTGAACGAGAGCGTGCGTAGCGCGTCGAGCCCGAATAGCGCCCCGTAGGCTTGCAGCGACATGGGGCGCCCCTCGGCATCGCGCCGCTCGGGCAGCCGGCAGAAGATTTCACCTTGGTTGGTTCCAATATGGAACGGCCGAGCCGTGTCTAGCTCGACCGTTCCATAGCCGTTAGGTTTCGTAGGGTGTACGATTTCCATGCTGGATTAATTAACGCTGGCAACTAGTGGGCCCGTACCTAAAAACGACACGGTGAACGTGGCCGCCCCATCCAACGGGCTGGTGGCCTTGGTGCTGGTGATGATGGCAGTACCCGTGTATTTGGTATCGCCCACGATGGAGGTGCCAAATACAATATCCACCACCGTGCGCGCCAATTGCAGCGCGGTCAGGTCGGAATAGGTTTTGTTGCCCGCCTTGTCCGTGCCGGTCGCCACGCGCTGAATGCCAGAGGCATCGGCGTTCCAGGAGTGCTGGGCAGCAACTGATTCCGCCCACCCGCCACTTGCACGGCAGGCAGCCGTACTAGTTGCTGTGTCGATTGACATATTGATAGTGTCAGCGCACCCAATAGGCGTGCCCTCTACACTTATAATTAAGTCGATTCCAGAAATGGTCTGAACTGCCATGATAATGAAGTACTAAGAGGTGAATGAATGGGCGGCTTACTTACTGGGCAATTCGTTTCGCGGGACGCGGCTTGGGCGGGGGCGTTACTGCTTCCCACAAAGGCTGGGCTGCTGCTGGTGTCTCAGTCAGCCACCGACCGACTTGCAGCAGGGTAAAGTCTATCCGCAGCCCTTGCTTCGTGTACCCCGCCACAAGGGCTGAGTACACGAAGTCACGGGCGTCGTTCCCTGCCAGAGGGAAGGCATCGGGGCCAAAGGACTTGTGAAAGCCAGCGGCGCCAAGCGGCTGGCCGGTCTCTTCCTTGCGGTGGTGCAAGGCGCGGGTGGCGGCTTCTAGGGCCTCGCCGGTGGCAAAGGGCCGGTCCTGCCCGCCTAATTGCAGCGAGCCGACAATCTGCTTGGCGCTCATGCCTAGGGGTTGGTCACAAACGTCAGCGGCCCTGTGCCACTCACCTGCATGGTGAAGGTTACGGAAGGCTTGTCTGGGTTAATGCTAGACACTTGCTTGAGGCTGGTAATTAAAGCCATGCCTACACGCTTCTTCTGGCCGGGGCTGTTTGTGCCAAACGCCACCTTCACCGGCTGCCCAGCATCTTTCATTACTACTAGTTCGTCATAGACGAGGTTCGTAGTATCATTGCCACCCTGCTCGACGCGGACAATGCCATCCATCTCAGCCTTCCAATAATTTGCGCCAGCCACAAGGCTAGCCCACGAACCAGCAGCAGAAGTTCCGCCAGCTGCTGCGGCCGCAGCTTGCGCAGCGGCTATATCAGCTCGGCATAAGGCTACGGCCGTGCTGGCCTGTGCGGGGTCGGCAGTTAGGGTGCCTTCTTCCCAGCGAATGTCTTGAGCACATCCAACCTGAATATCTTGGATAAGTATATTCGTGGCTAGGCTTGAAACGTTTACAATTGGCATATAAGTAAGCAGTTAAGAAAGTGAAATGTGAGAAATTAGGGGTGAACCAGTCGAACCCGGCCGGCCGTGTCGAGGCGAACGGAAGGACCTAGCGTATAGACCAGCGGCCCGTTCCAGCTCAAGTACCACCGCACCCGCAGGCGGCGGTGTACTACTTGGCTTTGGCCGGTCGTGTCGTCGCCTGCGTCGTCTAGGCTCACGGCCCGGCCTTCCATGCACTGAAAGCCATCTGGTAGGGGCAGGGCGACGTAATCAAGGCGCTCTAGTATCTGGTCGGCAATGACATCCGCCACCGTGCTGTCCACGTTGCGCGTGGGGAACTTGGTGACTACATCAAGGAGTACTTCACACAGCCACTGGCGACACGAAGCGCGGCCGGTGACACTGAGAACTTGCGGCTTGGTTAGCAGCACGTAGTAGGCCGGGGGCTGCTGGTTGGCGTAGTCGTAGACTGGCACGGCCACGCCCTGGTACACCAGCCCGGAAAGGGCGGCAAATACAGCGGGGGAGAGGCGTAGCAGGGGGTTCATTTAGTGGCGCGGTAGGCGTAGGTGCGCGTGTCAGGCACAAAAAGGGAGGCCTTGAGCTTGGGGGCAACGGGGCTTTTGACGGCCTTGCCCGAGCGGCGACCGAAGTAGAAGCCAATGCTGTAGGAGAGCAGGCAAGCCAAGTAGGGCACGAGGGTAGCGTAAAACATAGCTAGTTGGCTTGGTAGTAAGGGTCAGCAGACTGCACCAGGTTTGCGCAGTGGCACAAAGGGCAGTCCACACCATACTTGCCCGTGAGAAAGCTGCGAGGGTGGTCAAGTGGCTTCAGGTCCGCTGCCTCGACCTCCAGTTCAGACTTGCATCCGCCACATATCAATGCCAGTGGCAAGACAAAGCCTCGGTTGTCCTTGATGACTTTCATCGTTATTTGACGGATAACCCCGCCTTTTTAAGGTTGGCAAGGAAGGCGCCTCGATTCTTTTCAAAAGCTGGCCCGAGGAACGGCTTGGCTTTCTGGTTACGGGTGCCTAGCTCAATAAAAGGTGCGTAGGTCACGTTCGTAGACACCGTAGCACTCAACCCGTTCGAGGCAATGACTGCGTGAATGGAGGAGCGTAGCCGACCCGTATCGACCGGGGCGAACTGCTTAGCATCCGATTCGACCAACAGGGCCGTGGTCGCCACCGCTTCCCGCACGGCGGCGCGGGTGCTGGGCACGACTAGCTTGAGCTTGTTGAGCAAGCTGGGCATGCCTTTGATGCTGATACTAGTTGTCGCCACTGGTCAAGCAGGTAAGCAGGAGAAACTCGTGGTATTCGTCGGGTGTCACCCCTTGCACGTTCAGCAGCTTGCCTTTCCACCGCACCCGTTGCGTGGGCTCGATGACGGGCAGGTTGCGAATCGTGATTTCGTAGGCTTCCGTGTGCAGCTCTTGGCCCAGGGCGAGCTTTTCCCCCGTCCGCAACGGCCGCACGCGTGCCCAGAGGCTGCGCTCAGTCGTGGTGCTTGGCAAGTACCCTCCCCGGCCATTGGAAGGCCCTGGGGCGTCGGTGAGCAACGTGATGCGCTCTTTTAGCTGGCCAGCTGGTAGCTTTCCCATCAG